GGGTCGCACTCAATAGGGTGACAGAATGCCTCTGCAGGTGAGGACTCACTTGACCAGTACTCGTTCAACATTTCGATCTTGGATGTCGGAGCGGCATCCGTGGACCGGTAACTCGTCTGCATCATAACCGTGCCTAGAGCAGCATTTGTGCCGCTGATGGCAGTGCCGGAGGACGGGACATAATGGAACACCATTCCACGCAACTTATACTCTTGGAATCGGACGGCAATATCTGACAACCATGGAAAGGTGCCAGACATTCCGGGGTTTATCGGCAGGGAATTCAACACTGTAAAAGCAGTGTTCGACCTTACCTCCCCGAGATATTCCTTGTGACGCACAATTATCGACTGATTCGCCGTGTGCATCATCGGAATTCCGTTCGATCCGCGCAGAGTCTTTGTCACAATAGAATTACTACCGACTGCGTAATCACCAGCACCCAACCACTTAGAAATGGTTGCGCCTAATGAATTACCTACCGCCGCGCCTGTAATTGGATTACCAAAGTACCCGCCTATCGCACCACCACCCGCTGCACCCAGACTACGCAAAGCTTGACCCAATAGGCCTACCTCACGTGCACTGACTGCTCGTTGACTCTTCTTCTTTTTATTATTATTCTTTGGTTGGATTACCACCTTCACTTTCTTCGTTTTGGCCATTTTAATTAATTACTACTTGGTATTTAGACAATCAATTAGCCGGACACAATAAATGTGTTATCGGTGCTATGGGTTCTGGAAATTTATCGACAGCCTCGTCTTCACCCCAAGACTGCCAACTTCGGTCAATCGACCACTCAGCAAAATGCGCCTCCAGCGCTTCCTGCTCGCGAGGTAGGATACCCCACGCCATCCAGAAAGAAGTCCGAGCTGCGGCAGGGATGTCACTTTCCGAGAGTTCAAAGTCGGTATGAAACGCACGCGATGATCCGGCGTAGACGTGTTTGATGTATCTAGTTGAACATTTGGCTCCATTGCGTCGCATTGCCCTTGCAAATGCAGACACGACAGGAACTCCTTTCGCCAACGACCCTTCACACACACCCACAGCCATCATCCATCGACGTAACTGTTTCATGGTACCAACTGGTTGCAAACACATCGACCCCTTTTCTATTAGAGTCAATGGATTACGTACCATCGTGTACCCCTCCTCTGTCCAACACGGACGCGACTG